AAGATACCAGTCACCGTTTCTTTTGATGGTGGTATTTCTCGTTGGAGTGGGTTACTTGACCTTGCTATTGAATCAGGTCATGTTATCAAACCTTCTAACGGATGGTATAGTAAAGTAGATGTTGAATCTGGTGTTATAGAAGATAAAAAGTATCGTGTTAAAGAAACTGATACCAAAGAATTCTGGTTACCAATTTTAAAACAAAAATCTTTCCGTGAGTTTATTGAAAACAAATATCAAATTGCTTCTGGTAGTATTATGCAAGATGCCTCATACGATGAAGCCTTTGAAGTTGAAACTATGAATGGTGCTGATGATGAGTAATGAAGATGCTAAATTAAAACATTCTAAGCGTATTCAAAAAACTCAAAATCAAATTAAAAAACAAACCAAGATTGCCAAATCACATGGTATGCCGGTAGATGAGCCACACAAATTTGCCAAGCACCATGCGATGGACTGTGGTAATCCTGAATGTGTAATGTGTGGTAATCCTAGAAAGGTATGGAAAGAAAAGACCATACAAGAGAAAAGATTTGATGAGGTGAAAGATGATTGAAGGTACAGATTATTGTTTCATTTACCCCAAAGATGATTCGACAGCGGTACATATAAAGTTCTTACAAGGACCATATAAAGATACCGTATTCAAATATGGAAAGGTAAAGTTCAAAGAAGAAAATGAACAAATGTATTTACTTTTCGCTTATGATGTGTTAGAATCAGTAGTTGATAAGCCAAGAAAGCTGGAAAAAGATACAGACTTTAAAAATTATCTTGGTGATTTACTTGTAGAATTAATGTCAAACAATATTGAGCAGGAAATAGTGGATGAAACTGGAACAGACGATATTAAAGAACCTGATTTATAATGAGGACTTTCTTCGGAAAGTTTTACCATTTTTAAAGACAGAGTATTTTAGTGATAGTGTAGAGAGAACTTTATTTAATGAAATTACATCATTCACGGAGACTTACAATAACACGGCAACGATTGAAGCACTTAGTATTGCCGTCAAAGAAAAGAGAAATCTCACATCTGATGAAGTTCAGAGATGCGAAGATTATCTATCGGAGATTGAAAAAAATAAATCAGCAGAAACCGAGGTTCAATGGCTTGTTGACAAAACAGAACAATTTTGCCAAGAGAAAGCCATCTACAACGCAGTATTGGGGTCTATTTCAATTCTCGATGGTAAAGACAAAACTCATGACAAAGGCCAGATTCCCAAGATATTATCGGACGCCTTGGCCGTTTCATTTGACAACTCAGTAGGACACGATTACTTACAGGACTCAGATGCTCGATATGAATTCTACCACAGAAAAGAAGAAAGAATCCCCTTTGACCTCGACTACTTCAACAAAATCACCAAAGGTGGTTTACCAGCTAAGACACTTAATATTGCTTTGGCGGGGACTGGTGTTGGTAAATCTCTTTTTATGTGTCATGTGGCTGCTTCGTGCATGGTTCAAGGCAAAAATGTTCTTTACATCACTTTGGAAATGAGTGAAGAAAAGATTGCAGAACGAATTGATGCCAATCTACTGAATGTTACTATTGATGATTTGATTGAATTACCAAAAGATTTGTATGATAAAAAGGTCACACGAGTTCGTGAAAAGACTACAGGCAAATTAATTATCAAAGAATATCCAACTGCCTCAGCATCAACTATTCATTTTAGGACACTATTAAATGAACTTAATCTCAAGAGGTCTTTTGTACCTGACATTATATTTGTTGACTATCTCAATATTTGTTGTTCTGCTCGTATTAAGGCTGGTGCGAATATTAATTCCTACACCTACGTTAAAGCAATTGCAGAAGAACTACGAGGCCTTGCTGTTGAGTATAATGTTCCTATTGTATCTGCTACACAAACTACCCGCTCAGGATTTACTTCCAGTGATCCGGGTCTTGAGGATACGAGTGAATCGTTCGGACTTCCCGCCACCGCAGACTTGATGTTTGCTTTGATTTCTTCTGAAGAACTAGAAGAACTTGGCCAAATTATGGTTAAACAATTGAAGAATCGATATAATGATCCAACATTTCATAAACGATTTACTCTTGGTGTTGACAGAGCCAAAATGAAACTATATGATGTTGAACAGGCTGCACAGATGGGTATCGCTGATGCTGGCCACGATAAGCCTTTGAACACATTTGGTACAAGAGAAGAAAAACAAAAGAAATCATTTAGTGGTTTTAAAGTATGATAATCTCCAGAGAAAATGGTTTGTATTGCGCTAAGGCATTCCATGATTACTTTAGTAACATCGGAAGTACCGAAGAATATATGCGTGATGAGAAACTGAAGAATGTGGCTGATATGCCATCTTCTTTATTTCCAATTGAAGATGATTTGTTCTCTGATTTCTCAATGCACCCAAAAGATATGGATATTGAAGTATGTGAAATACCAAATGATGTTTGGGAACCTTTACTTGCTATTACCAGTTCACATATTAATAAAGCACCAGTTGGTAAGAATGTTCAACTGGCAGTCAAAGAAAAGAACTCAGGAAAGATTCTAGGATTCATTCGTTTAGGTTCACCAGTCATCTATATGAAACCTCGTAATGACTACCTAGGACAAGTTTGGATTCAAAATGAAGATACTGCCAAGCGGTTCAATACAGCCTGTGTTATGGGTTTCGTAATTGTACCATCTCAACCATTTGGTTTTAATTACCTAGGTGGTAAACTTCTATCTGCCATTTGTACCAGTCATACTGTAAGAGAAATCTGTAATAAAAAATATGATATGAATATCTGCCTATTTGAAACTACCAGTTTATATGGTAGTACCAAATCAGTATCACAATATGATGGCATGAAACCATATATTCGTTTTAAAGGTTTGACTGAATCTGATATTGTACCAATGATGCACGGCCAAAGATATACAGATTTAAAAAACTATGTGGAAGATATAACTGGAGATTTGTTGGGTGGAGATACTTCAACAACAAGTAGAAAACTCAGAACATTTACCAAGATTATTGCTCTAACAAAAGCAGCACTCAAAGGAACACCAGAAGGTGATGAATTCAATTTAACAATTGAAAATGCCAAAAAGTTGACAGAAAAGAAACGATATTATATTTCTGATTATGGATTTAAGAATACAGTAGATTACATGAACTGTAAAACAGATAAACTTTTACCTGGTGAAAATTATGAGAAACATGAACTACCAAATGTCATTGAGTGGTGGCGGACCAAAGCTATAAATAGATATGAAACTCTCAAATCTGAGGGTAGGTTAAGAACAGAACTTGAGGTATGGACTTCAGGTAAAGACATTCAAATTATTAGGTAAAAATATGGCCGTATCATTATCTGCAAGAGAATTAACCAAGCCAGGAAGAGAAGAAAGGCTTATGATATTTGCAAAAAAATATAAAGATAATGGTGAATTTGAATTAATGAATGGTAAAAAAGTTAAACTTATATATGACAAAAAAACTTATGATAAAATTGTTCGCAAACAAAGTTTAAACGAAATAACTTTTAATACCACATTAGGCACTCAAATAAAATTAAAAAATTTAAAAAAAACAAATGAATTTGGTGGTAAAGAAATTAGCACCACACACATTGAAGAAAAAGAAATTATTTCTATTCGTAAACAAATGAGTGAAATTCGTAAAAAAACTGGAGAGCCAACCATACCAATAAAAGTAAAAAATCAAATATATGAAGTTTTTGAAGTTGTTAAAACTGCAGGTACTCCAAAGTCTGATTTTCACTTTTTGGATCAACAAGGAAAACCGATTCTTTGGGTATCACATAAAGACGGCAATCGTGCATCGGATTTTCAACAATGGGGAGGTATATCGAAGATTGTACCAAACACCCACACACATAATGAAACAAAAAGTTTTATTAAAGATTTAGAAGAAAAATTTGAAGATGGACTTCCTAGAGCTACTAATGTTGTAAAAGAAATACTTGATACTACTTTAAAAAATAAAGCTGTTTATGGTGACGAATTTAAACCTAATTCAAAAAAATATAACGAACATAATATACAATTAGTATTACAAGGTCCAGTTAAATTGGTAAAAAAAGGAAATTTTTATGTGCTTCGAGCTAATCACACACATTCAAACGGTGAAAAGCTGACAGGTGATTATGAACCAGTTTTTTCTGCACAATACAGAAGTGATAGAGGTGCTCCAGTAAAAAATGCTAGAGCATCTATATGGCCAAAAGTGGTTGAAAAAAGAAAAAATACAATTAAAATTGAGAAATGAATATGCCACTAACTGACTTTGACCGAGTAATGAAAGAATATGCCAATGTCGAAGATGACTTTGGTTTCTCTGCTGTATCAGAAGCAGAATATAATGCTGTTGTTAATAAGACAGCCGAAACAGCAGACGATTATAAAACTCGTTTGGCTGAAGTAGAAAAGATGATTATTCCTTTTCTTCAGAAGTTACATTCTACTGGAGA